AGGCCATCGAGCGCCGCGTGCTCACGCCGCGCCAGCGCGAGCTGTTCAGCGTGGAGTTCTCGCTGGAAGCGATCCTGCGCGGCTCGCTGCAATACCGCCTGGACGCCGGGTCGAAGGCTGTTCAGAATGGCCTGATGACGCGCAACGAGTGGCGCCAGCTGGAAAACCTGCCGCCTGTGGACGGCGGTGACGCGCTCACCGCTCAGTCCAACTTGGTGCCTGTGAATCTTTTGGGCGCTGTTGCGCCAGGAGCCGCGAAAAATGATGAAACACAAAACGCTACAGCTCAGTGATGTCGGCCTGAAGTTCTCGTCTGCGGACGTCTCTGCAGGCAGCTTCAGCGGTTACGCCTCCGTGTTCGGCGGCGTGGACAGCTACAACGACACCATTCTGCCCGGAGCCTACAAGAGCATCATCGACAGGATCAAGGCTGGCGCAGCGCGCATGCCGAAGATGTTCGTGAACCATCGCTCTTGGGAGTTGCCTGTGGGCAAGTGGGTCAAGATATCGGAAGACGAGCGCGGCCTGTTCATGGAAGGCGAACTCACACCCGGCAATCCGCAAGCTGCTCTCGTCAAGGCTGCGCTGCAGCACGAGACCGTGGACGGGATGAGCATCGGTTACAGCCTGCGTTCGGACGACGTTGACTACATCGACAAGGACGGTGTGCAGATCCGCGTGATCAAAAACATCTCCGAATTGGCCGAGGTGTCCGTCGTCACTTTCCCCGCAGACGACGCGGCACGTGTCAATCTCGACAGCGTCAAGTCAGCTCTCGACGGCATCGAGAGCATCAAGGATTTTGAGGACTTCTTGCGTGAGGCAGGCGGCTTCTCCAAATCGCTGGCAACGGCGACGGCAAGTCGTGCCAAGCGCATCTTCGCTCGGAGTGAGTCCGAGACCATCGAACTGCCAAAAGACCTGCAGCAGATCATTGCTGCAAACCTGAAAACTGCTCGGACTCTTTGAAAGGAACCATCATGAGCGACATCGCTGAAATCAAGGCTCTTGCCGAAACCCAATCGCAACTCCTCGCCACTTCCAAGGAACTGAAGTCCTGGATGGAAAAGGCAAATGGTGAGATCGAATCCACTCGCAAGATGGAAGGCGAAACCAAGGCTGCGCTGGAAAAGCTGAGCACCAAGGCCGCTGAACTGACCGACAAGTGCCTGGAGCTGGAGCGCAAGCTGGCCGATGGAGCTGAAGACGGTCGCAACAAGCCCGAAGAATCTGCTGGCGAGATGCTGATCAAGTCTGACGCATTCAAGGCCATGGCCGAAGGCCGCTCCAAGTTCGCCCGCATCGAGGTGAAGACCGCGATCGTGAATGCCACCGGCCAGAACCAACCGCTGGTTGCCGACATGCGCGTCCCCGGCATCATCGCCAACCCCAACCGCGTGCTGACCATCCGCGACCTGCTGCCAGTCGGTCGTACTTCCAGCAACCTGATCCAGTTCACCAAGGAGAACGTCTTCACCAACAACGCTGGCGCTCAGTACGCGTCGCCTGCGCGTGAAAACGTCACCAAGCCCGAGTCCGGCATCACCTTCACGTTGGCCAACGCGCCTGTCGTGACGCTGGCTCACTGGATCCCGGTTTCTCGCCAGGTGCTGGACGACGCTCCGCAGCTGCAAAGCTACGTGAACGGTCGCCTGTCGTATGGCCTGAAGCTGGAAGAGGAAGACCAGCTGCTGAACGGCAGTGGCACCTCCGGCAACATCGCTGGCATCCTGTCTTCTGGCAACTTCACGGCTTACACCCGTGCGGCAACCGGCGACACCAAGATCGACGCGCTGCGCAAGGCCATCACCCAAGCCGCTCTGGCCGAGTACCCTGTGGACGCCATCGTGATGAACCCGGAAGACTGGGAAGAGATCGAGCTGACCAAGGCCACAGACGGCAACTACATCATGGCCAACCCCATGGTCATGGCTGGCCCGCAGATCTGGGGTCGTCGCGTTGTGGTGACCAACAGCATCACCGCAGGCACCTTCCTGGCTGGCGCTTTCACCATGGGTGCTCAGATCTGGGATCGCATGGACGCGGCTGTGCAGATCAGCTACGAAGACGGCGACAACTTCAAGAAGAACATGGCAACCCTGCTGGCTGAAGAGCGACTTGCGCTGACGGTGTACCGCCCCGCGAGCTTCATCTCCGGCTCGTTCTGATCTTGAGCTGAAGAAAACGGAGGCGGGTCACGAGATCCGTCTCCGTTCATAACGGAGAACTGACATGGAACTTGTTGAGGTCGTTGCGACAGCTCATTTCACGAATACACGCATTGGCGCGGTTTCGCGCAAGCAGCGTTTGCGTTTGCCGGTCATGCTGGCTGAAGAGCTGGAATCGCTCAGCCTCGTCAAGACGTTGAACCCTCATTCGACGACCGCCGCAGACCCCAGACAGACCGCACCGCAGGTCGTTGGTGGGGGCGAGTCGTCTGCATCATCGCCAGCGGACCAAGCCTCACCAGAGACGACTGCGACTTCGCAAGAGCGCAACCCGGATGGGGAATCATCGCCATCAACGACAGCTACCGGCTTTGCCAAGGAGCAGACGCTCTCTACGCCTGCGACGGACAATGGTGGAACGTCCACCACGGGGCCGTCGTCGCGTGCGGATTCGAAGGAGATCTCTGGACGCAAGACGAAGGCGCAGCGCGGCGCTACGGCTTGAATCGGATCGGCAGCGAGAACAAGCCGGGCCTTGGCGTGAACGGCACAATCCATCAAGGCGGCAACAGCGGATACCAGGCGATCAATCTCGCTTGGTTGTGGGGAGCAGACGCCATCGTGCTCCTCGGCTTCGACTGCTCCAACGCGAAGGACGGCAAGGCCCACTGGTTTGGCCAGCACGGGCCACGATTGACCCAGAGACAGCCATTCTCCCTATGGCAAGCCAATTTCCCAGCCTTGGCCCAGGATTTGTGTTCGAATGGCACCCGCGTCATCAACGCTAGCCGGGAAACGGCCTTGCGCTGTTTCGAGCGGATGCCTTTGGTTGAGGCGGCGAGGGAGTTCGCATGAGGATCGCAACCGTCCTGCGCTCTGGTGGTGAATACAAGCCGGAGCATGTTTACCGGCTGCAAGCCATGTGCCCTGATGTGGATTTTGTATGCCTGTCTGATGTGCCATTGCATTGTGACCGCATCCCGCTGGTGTACGCCTGGCCCGGATGGTGGGCGAAGATGGAGCTGTTCGCGCCTTGGGTCGAGGGCGACCTGCTTTACTTTGATCTGGACACGAACGTTCTGCGAATGCCGCAGATTCCAGAGCGCAGCGCGGTGTTGCGCGACTTCACACGGCCAGAAACGATCGGCTCTGGGATGATGTTTCTGAAGGAAGCAGATCGCGCTGCTGTTTGGGAAGCGTTTGTTGCGGATCCTGCGCGTCACATGGCTGAGTGTCGCACCCCGGCGCGCTGGGGTGACCAAGGCTTCATCGCGCCATTCTTCCGCGACGCGCTGCGCTGGCAGGATTTTGCGCGAGTTTACAGCTACAAGGTTCACTGTCGTCAGCGCGTACCGCAAGACGCCGAGGTCGTGTGCTTTCACGGGAAGCCCAGGCCTTGGGAAGTGTCTTTGCGTTTTTGATTTTTTGCTCAATAACGGGCATACTTAGGCTTGGAGAACCCGCATGGAATACGCGCCAACACCGCTGCATGACATCGAGTTCGAGTCGCTGACGCTCGAAGAGGCGCGGCTGCACTTGCGTCTGGATGCGGTTGGTTCGCCGCCGACACATCCAGACGACGATCTTGTGCTCGCACTCAACGTCGCTGCGCGTGAGCACGCTGAATACTATACATCGCAGGCTTTTGCGCGCCAAAGCTACGAGCTGGCGCTGGACGAATTTCCTGCTGGCGCGATCGACCTTGGTGTTTGGCCTGTGCTCAGTGTCGATTCGGTCGCTTATGTCGACCAAGCTGGCACAACGCAAACGCTGGACGCGGCGAACTACGCGCTGAACAACAGCCGCAAGCCTGCGTCGCTGGCGCTGGCGTTTGGCACGGCTTGGCCTGCGACGCGCGTGCAGGATGCGGCCATCAAGATCACGTTCACAGCCGGGCGCACCGACGAC